AACTACATTTAATTCAGATGGATTTAATACAACTTCTGGAGAGGCTTGGATAAACGCAAACGGTGGAACTTATATCTATATGGCATTTGCTAATCAGTTTTAGCTACGCTAAACCTTTGGGTCTATTTTAAATAAAAGGGGGTGTAAAAGCCCCTATTAAAAACAATTAAACAGTTACTAAAAATATATTATCTTTACAAAAAAATTAATATTACATTTTAAAATATAAATATGGCAACAACAGGAGTATTTAACGGAACTAACCTTTTACTTAAAGTAGAAGATACCACAGTAGGACACACTACTTCGTGTACTCTTACTATTTCACACGATTTACCAGAGGCGACTACTAAAGATAGCGCTGGTTGGCAAGAGGTTATTTCTGGCGTAAGGTCAGGAGAAATTTCTTTTGAGGGATTAGTAGATTATAGCGACACCGCTAACGCAATTGAATTAGCAGATTACATTATTAACAGAACGCAAATAACTGCGGTATTTGGAACTGTTGAAAGCGGAGATTCTATTTACACCGCCGAAGGTTACATTTCAAGTATAGAGCAATCTGCTGAAATGGAAAGCCCAGTATCTTATAGTGGTTCAATTACCATTACTGGCGCTATTGTGAAGTCTGCAAACGCATAGGGAAGCGTTTAATAATATAGGGCGGTATTAACTTACCGCCTTTTCACGATTAATTAAAAAAGGAAACAAAATGGCAAACAAAAAAAGAGGGTACTACTCGCTAGTTATTGGTGGGAAAAACCGAACACTTCACTTTTCAATGAATTTTTGGGCGGCCTTTACGGACGAACTTAAAATTTCACTTGACCAAATAGACAAAGTATTTTCTAGTTCCTTAAATCTTAATACAATTAGGGCACTTGTTTATTCTGGTTTATTAGCAAACGACCAAGAGGAAGGCAACGAAATAGATTACAATTTGTATAAAGTTGGCGCTTGGTTAGACGATGTTACTTCTGAACAGTTTAATGAAATGGTTAATACGCTTACCGAAAGCCGTATTTTAGGCAATGATTTAAACGGCGGTATATCGCGTAGGGCTGAAAACACAAAACCAGCAGCAGTAAAAAAGTAGCCGCTTCCTTAACTTGGGACGATTTAACGGACTATTATATAGGGCAGGCTGGTATTAAACCAGCAGATTTTTGGAAGCATACTTGGAAGGAAAACGCTCTGTTGGGGGAAAATTTTTTAATCAATACAAATCTACAATGGGAAATGTTTAGGTATTTATCTTCTATGGTATATAATACTAACGTAGGTAAAAAACGCGACCTAATTACCCCAGATAAGCTATTTAAGCTACCCCAGGACGTTTATAATAAACCTAGTGGGCCTAAGTCTACTAAAGAAGAATTTGAGGCGTTTAAAGCGCTCGCAGATAAGGTACTTAATTAAGTGCCTTTTTTTGGTTATTTTTGTGATATAAAAATATTATATGGCTACTAATGAATTAAAGGTATTATTAACAGGGGACGCCTCTAGGTTAAGTGCCTCTTTAAATACTGCGAGCAGCAAACTAAAATCATTTGGTAAAAGTGTTTCTGGAATAGGTTCTAGCCTTTCAAAACTATCTTTGCCTTTAGCTTTAGCTGGTGGTGCTGCTATTAAAATGGGCGTGGACTTTGACAAGTCTATGACCAAAATAAAATCGTTAGTAGGGGTAGCAAGTGCCGAAGTAGATAAAATGGGCGAAGCTGCTAAGAAAATGGCTTCTGAAACAGGCGTAAGCGCTAACGATGCGGCAGATGCTTTGTTTTTTATAACTTCTGCTGGTTTGCGTGGAAGCGAAGCAATGGACGTATTAAACGCTTCGTTAAAGGCTTCTGCGGTAGGGTTAGGCGAAACTAAAATTGTTGCCGACTTAGCTACTTCTGCTATGAACGCATACGGTTCGCAGGTTCTTAGTGCTAGCGATGCTACCGATGTAATGGTTGCCGCGGTTCGTGAAGGTAAATTGGAGGCAGACGAATTAGCAGGGTCAATGGGCCGTGTTTTACCTATTGCTTCAAATATGGGTATTTCTTTTGGCGAGGTTGGTGCTGCATTTGCGGGTATGTCTAGGACGGGTACAAATGCCGCAGAAGCTGCTACGCAACTTAGAGGTATTTTAATGGGGTTATTAAAACCCACAACAGACGCAGAAGCATCGCTAAAAAAAATGGGCCTTTCAAGTGCTGCTTTAAGAAAGTCATTAAAAGAAGATGGTCTGCTGGCTACTTTAGAAGTTTTAAAGAAAAATTTTGAAGGTAACGACGAAGCGGCCCAAAAAGTTTTTGGTAATGCAAGGGCTTTAACGGGTATAATGGATTTACTAGGCGCTGGCGTAGATAGTACTAGGCAGATATTTGCTAATATGACTAAAACGCAAGGGGCAACTGCTAAAGCATTTGAGACTACTTCACAAAGTGCGTCTTTTAAATTACAAAAAAGTTTAAACGAACTTAGGGTTGCTTTTACTGAATTAGGAGGCGAGTTATTAAAAACGTTTTTACCTTATATAAAAGCTGCGTCTAAGGCTTTAATGAATTTATTTAAAGGTTTTCAGGAATTAAGCCCAGAAGCTAAAAAAGCTATTATTATATTAGGCGGTATTATAACCGTATTAGGGCCAGCGCTTGTTGTTGTTGGTCAAATAATTACTGCATTTGGCGCGTTGTCTGGGGTAATTTCAACGGTTGCTAGTAGCGCCGTAATTGGTAAACTTATTGCTGGAGTAAAAACTTTAAATATAACGATGCTCGCCAACCCTTACGTTGCAATAGCGGCTGGGGTTATAGCACTTGGAACTGCATTTGTTACTGCTGCAAATAAAATTGCGCCTTCATTAAGCACTTGGGAACAGTTAAAAACCGCTGTAAGTGGAATTGCTGCGCCAATGTCAATTGCTGGAAGGTTAGCTATGGCAGAAGCTGATAAGATAGGAAAAGCGGCAGGCAAAGCAGCAGCGGCAGCTTCCGGAGTTGGGCAAATTGATTCTAATGTAGGTCAAGCCCCAAAAGCTAAAGATTACGGCAGTATATTAACACCTAATGCAACGCCAGAGCCTAAAAAAACACCTACTAAAAACACAACAAAAGCACAATTACCAGTTCCAGACGATTTAGATATGCTTTTATCTGAAATGGAAAGCGATATTTCTGGGGTAGACGATTTGCTTTTGTCTATGGGCCAAAACTTAGAAAATGCTTTAGACACTTCAAATGTAGAAACTTTCGCTAATGTAGTCAAAGATTCTTACGGAAGTCTTCACGAAAGCGTAAGCAATGCAGCCATAGGTTTTGAAGAAGGTAATAATAAAATTTTAGAAAATGCAGCAGCATTTAACGTTGGGCTTAGTGAAATTGTTACAGGCGGTTTAAATGATTTAGCAGTAGGAATTGGCGAAGCCCTTGGAAGTGCGCTTGCTGGTGGTGGTAATTTAGTACAAAGTTTATCTACTGTTATATTAGGCACCGTAGGTAATATGGCGGTTCAACTTGGTAAATTAGCCATTTCAATTGGTATTGGAGTTGAAGGTATAAAAAAAGCATTACAAACATTAAACCCAGCAGTTGCTATTGCAGGTGGTATAGCGTTAATCGCATTAGGTTCTTTTGCTAAAGCGCAAGCTGGTAAAATAGCTGGCGGTGGCGGCGGCGGTCAAACTGCCTTTGCTAAAGGGGGTATTGTTAGCGGCCCTGTAAATGCTTTAGTAGGGGAATATCCAGGTGCAAAAAGCAATCCAGAGGTTATAGCGCCTTTAAATAAATTACAAAACCTTATGGGTGGTAATAATGGCGGTGGCGGTAATGTAAACGTAAACGGCGAGTTTGTTGTTAGAGGTCAGGATTTAGTAGTAGCTTTGCAAAGAGCAGACAAAACAAGGTCAAGAATTAAATAATATTATGGCATACGGCGTAAAATACCGTCTTGACTTTTCCGATACAGAAGGAAACAAAAGGCGATTAGAAATATTAAAAAAGAATTACGAGGGCGATGTTTTACCAATTATAGGTACTGGCAGCCCTGTTTCTTTAAAGTGGGAGCAAGACAATGATTTTTACGACCCACTAATTGCTTCTAATTGCGAAATAAATTTAATACAAACCGACTTCGTAGCTTACGAAGATTTTTACGATTTTGACGAAAGGGAGTTTTTAATACAGTTATATTACGCCGATATAAGGGGTAAATACTGGCAAGACTACGAAGAAAACTGGGAAAATGCCAACCAATTTTGGGGCGACGAAACAGAGGTTTGGAATGTTATTGAGGAGACTTGGGAAAATTATAATGTAGGTTGGGACAAAGGGCCAGCAGAAAACATTTGGTTCCCTTTTTGGCAGGGTTATTTAATCCAAGATACATACCAACAAAGAATAACCGCAGCGCCTTTTAACGTAAGTTTTAAAGGTGTAGATGGTATTGGTTTACTTAAAGGTGTTAATTTTCCACTAGCGCCAAACAACGAGGTTACTTTTTGGAATGTATTGCATAGCGTGTTATTTGAAACAGGGCTTGACTATTTTATATATGTAAAGACTGATTTAAAAGAAGAAGCTGCTGCTGCGATTACAAATGTATTTGAAGACATAAAAATAAACACCAGTACATATACAGACGAAAATACTTTTAAATTTAATTGTAGGGAGGTTTTATACTCAATACTTACAGGTTTCAATTGTAGAATATTTCAAGCTAAAAACGATTTTTATATTGTAAATAATGGCGACATAGGAACGCTTGAAAATATTACATATAGAAAGTACGAAAAAGATGGTAATTA